CCAGTCATCCGGCAGGGTCCAGTCCTCCGGCAAGCGGGAGCCTCGCTTAGGCCTGTCAGTTGGAAGGGGCTGCTCGGACTCTGGTGCTGAGCGCTGCTCCTGCGGCGCCAGCTCTTCCTCCGAAATCAGAGAATCAGAAGATCGGAGAATCAGAGAATCAGGGCGAACAGCTAACGGACTAGGCGATTCATCGGCACCACCTTGATCAGTGCCTGGCATACCCTCTGCACTGCCTAGGTCCGCTCCAGCATCTTCCTCACCATCAACCAGAACAGGAGCAGGAATGACGCTAGCCTTCTCTCGGCTATGCGGTGTCTGGTGCTTGGCGAAGTTCAGCACCTGAACTGCCCTGACTCCGCACCGCTCATACCGCTGGATAAACCCAGCCGAAACCAAATCATCCAGCATGCTTTCCACATCGAGCCCATCATCGTAGGGAAAGGCTTCTGCTTTGATGCGCTTCGGTCGATCCTCCAGGCGCCCTTCCCTGTCGGCCAACATCCACAAATAGATGAACAGGAGGCGATGCGAGTGGCTGAGCTCTGCCAACTCCTCGTTCGCCATGATCCCGGGCTTGATGTTACGAGCACGAGCCATCAGTCCCGGCCCTCCGGAGACCACCAAGTCTTTTCAGTCCGCAGCAAGACGCGGGCATGGGCCAGCACGGAGCGCAGTTGATCAGGGGAGAGAAGCACTACCTCCTCCTCACCCATCAGGTGCGTTTGGCTGATCGCGAAATAGCCGCCGGTGCTGATGTACACATCGGTTTCGAAGGTTGGCTTGAGTCTCATATATCGAGCTCCTCGGTAACGCGCTTCACGAAGTCGTGGTATCCCTCGGCCATGAGGAACCCTTGGTCTTCAAGCGCACCGCGGCATGCCTTGGCGTGGCCGTAGAGCACCCAACGCTCACGCTCGGGCAGGTCGCGGAATTGACGGTAGGACGGCCAGGGCCCGGCGATCACCGGGCGGCCGTTGGGGCCAGTGGTGATCCGGCCCGGTTTCGGTTGTGTGGTCATTCGCCGATCTCCTGCGAAGGGGTGCCGCGCATCTGGAAGCGCTCCCGGCCGGCGCCGAAATCCGGGTGCGTGGCTCGGTGTTGGGTCACGAAGGTGCAGCCGCGCGCGAAGCGCTCGAATACCCTGCTGATCTCGGCCTTAGCCCAGACCGCGAAGGGCCGCGCGTTCAGTTCCTCGTGCTTGCTGCGCACCATGGCGAAGGGGCGCGGGCTGTGCGGCATTTCGCGCACCACCGCGTCGATCACCCTGGGCGGTAGGCCGTACTGCTTTCCGATCCGCTGCCGGATAGCGCTGATGCTCTCCATGCCGTTGGGGATCGAGTCGAGCAGCGGGTGCGATCGGTCCATGTCGCCGACGGTTTCGGCCAGCGCTGCCACCTGCTGCTCGGTCTGCCGCTGTCGCCGCTCCAGATCGACGGTGAGTTGCACGCTGGCCAGCAATTGCTCGGCGGCGGTCAGTGGCCGGGAAGCCTGCTGTTCCAGTTCCTGCCAGCGGTCCACCAACTGGGCGGTGAACTCCGGATAGAGTTGGGCGACGACGATGATGCTGTCGCGCTTGCCCTGGTCGCCGGTGAAGACGTACTCCTGAGTGGGGCGGCCAGCGGTGGGCTTTTCCTGCATTGCAGGTAAAGCAATCACCCCGCGCTCGGCCAGTCGCTCAATGGTCACGCGTACATTGTCGTGACGCGACCCAACAAGATCCGCGATCTCGCGGCTGGTCATGGTGGCGGCCTGGCCGCCGAAGGGGGCCAGATCAGTCATGCCGGCACCTCCAGCTCGGTCAGCAGTTGGATCAAGTCTTCGCCAGCCAACCTGGCGATAGTGATAATCGACAGATGGATCGCATCCACCTGGTCGGCGGTCAGGCGCGGGCCCGGCTCGAAACCTTCGAAAGCCAAGTCTTCGCGAACTGCGGTAGCCAAGTCCTGGATGGCGCCGATGTAGCTGTAGAGCTGGTCACCGAGCGCTTTCGCTCCGATGCGGCTAGTCATTGGACACCTCCCCACCCTCCAGGGCCGCACGGACCAGGGCAGTGGCTGTCTCGGCCGCATGAAGAAGTAGGGCTACGCGACGACTAACACTCGGCTCGTCGAGGATGTCGAGGAGCCCGCCTTGAATCGCGTCGAGCAGGCCGACTGCGCTGTCCAGTGCGAGGTCGGCATCAATGTCATCCATCACGCACAGGACATTCGTTTTCTGATCTCCCGTCGAAAGATCGACCGGCGCAGTCGCCCGGAAGCTGATACCCATAGTGGCCCTCATTGCTGAGCCTCCTTCTGCCGGTTGATTCGCTCAGAACAGACCTGTTCGAACTCCGCCAACTGGAAGATGGCACCGCCAACCTCCTCCAAGAACCATCCGAGACGCTCGGCGGTTTCCTGACCGATCTCGCCTTCAGCACTGGTAAGCGCCAGCAGCTTCCCGACTGCGGCGACACCAAGCGCCATGTTCTGATCCGCATGGCGAGCCGTACCACGGTCCAACTTGATGGAGCGGATCTGCTTATCGGTCAGAACTTCATCGGGGACCCGGGAGCACTGATTGCTGAGCAGTGTCGCGAGGTTCATTGGCGGCGCTCCTTTGCATTGAGCGCAGCGGCGATTTCCGCCTCCTCCGCGGGCAGAGGGATGGCGGCATCCACCAGCGCCTTTGCCGCATCACTCAGGTACGCCAGCGCGTGGTAGCCATTGCCATCCATGGGGCTACCCTCGATGAGGGAGATGAGGATGTCGCTGAGCCCGGCCAGAATGACGCTGGCCTCGTCCAATGCTTCCCGCTTGGAAAGTCCTGGGTTGACCTTGAAGAAGCTGTTCTCCGGGTCGATAGGGCGAGCTCTCAGAAGCGCGTTCATGCCGCACCTCCCGCTGCATCCAAGCCCCGCACGCAGCTACTGTGCATCGCCGCCACCACCTCGGTGAGCAGCGCGATAGCTTCCGCCTCTGAGTCGTTCATAGGGTGATCGACGTCCCTGGCCATGCGCCTGAGCAAAACGCAGAGAGCGTTGAGCGACTCCTCGTATCGCTGCATCACCTCTACGATGGGAACCCCCTCGCAGACCTGGAGCGCACAGAGCCCGCTGGGAGTCAGGAGAAAGCCGACCTCCTCAGTGGTCACTGGCTGTTGCGCCTGGCTTGACGTTTTGATATTTTTGAGTTGCATGTTTATGTCTCCCTTGAGACAAAGAAGTACCTAGGCAGTCGCTGCGAACGACTACCAACTGAACCCCACCCGACCAGGTGGGGTTTTTTGTGGCCCTGCGAAAAGTCAGCCGGGCCGCAAAGTGGCGCCAGGACACTCCGTGCTATCGTTTTGATTCCACACAGAACGGCCACGGAGGCCTGGCATGACTGATGCTGCTGAAGAAAGAATCCCGACCATCGATTTACAGTCCCTCCTAGACACGCTTAACGCGCTGCCCAAAGACACCCGCGTAGGCTTCAGCGGCCTGACCTTCTACCGCGTCAAGTGGCGAGGCCAGACGATGGTGAATATCGAGTTCAGCGAGCATGTTCATCGGAACTCGAAAGGTGAGGTTGTTGTTGAAGCTCCTGGGCCAGAGAACTGATCTCCCCAATCGCTTCATCAAGTGGCATCGGGCGGTAGGTCGAATCGTGCCTTCCGCCCATCCAGCCAGAAATGACGACGAGGCCATCCTCGCGAAGCTCAAGAACGATCGAAGGCCGGATGGCACGGCGGAGCTCGGTAGCCTGCTGCAACATGATCTGAGCATTCCGCTCCAGGTCATCCGCCAGCAGCAAATTCATTCCAAGGTCAACGCTCAGATCACGCTGAACATCCAGCCCGAGGAAGCGAGCCATCTTCGAAAGGAAAGTCACGGTGCCACCTCGGCACTGGATGCCTGCACAGCAGCATCAGCGCACTGCCCCAGGCGGGAGTCGGACGGCAGAATGGGCTCAAGGTCGGCGGAGCTTGCGGTCTTCTCAAGACTCTCGGCCAACTCAATGATCAAAGCGCCGGTGGAAAACCGGATATCCTTACCATGCGATGCCCTATTGATGGTGGATTGGCTCGATCCAACGGCTTTTGCAATTGCCTTTTGCGAGAGGCCAACTGAGCCAAGCCTCGCCAAAGCTTCGGGAATATTCATCCTGCACGACCCTATTCATCTATGCATTGACAAACATACACAAACGAATAGGGCATCGCAATACAATCTCTCATCGTCTTACAAGGGGTGACTTTCGCCATGACGCTCGCGGAGCGGCTCAGAGAGCTAATGTCAGAAAAAGGATGGTCTGAAACCGAGCTAAGCCGGCGCGCTCATGTGCCGCAGCCAACAGTTCACCGCATTGCTAGAGGTGACACCGGTCAGCCAAGAAGGGAGACCGTCACCCGCTTAGCAAAGGCGCTGGGGGTCTCGGCAGAGTGGCTTTGGTCGGGAAGCATTCCATTTACGCCAAGCGAGCAAGAAATTCTTGAAGAGAACGAACTGCGGGAACTAGATATTGAGGATAAAGAGCGCCAAGAGCTTGAGAATGAAGACCTTGAAGATTTTGATCCGCGCCAGACTGAGCTCCAGCTGAAACTGACAGACAGCAATGGCCTTCGACGCGGTTATTCAATAAGGCCTTGCATTGCTCTGGAGGGGAGCAGGCATAAGCCAAGCAGCCTCCAGCAGCTTCTGCTTAAGGTGCTCTCGGATGACCTGGGTGATCTCTTTAGCGCAGCGCAACGAAGCCGCCTAGTGAAGATCACGCTTGAGTTCGAAGACCCACTCACCCATTCAGAAAAGGTAGAGCGGATTCTCAAGATTCGAAGGCGATAGCCACCGGATACCTATCAAGCCCGCATTGCGGGCTTTTTTTTCTCTCGAAAAATTCAATAATGCATTGACATGAAATTCATATATGAATACATTGAATTGCACACACGGGAGACAGCAATGCATCCACAAACCATCACCGCACACGGTTTCACCGGCTTCCTCGGCAAAGGCCTGTCCCTGCGTGAGCTTCAGTGCGTCCTGGGCATCGCTGCGGGTCGTACCTCGAAGGAGTTGGCCCGCGACCTGGGCATGCAGCCGGGCACGGTGGGTAAGCGCGTCTTGGCGGCGACCACCAAGCTCGGGGTAACCCGACGTGCCGCCCTGGTAGCTGAAGCCATGCGCCGCGGGCTTATCTCGCCCGCCGTGATCGCCCTTGCCTTCCTCGTCGCCGGTCAGCCACTGCTCAACGATGACCACATGATGCGCAGCCGCCGTGGCGGCGAAAGGAAGATCGAAACTCGCCTGACTGCTCGCCGCGATGGCGTGGCCTGGGTGGCGTGATCATGGCCTGGGACAGAAACGACCCGCTCAACATCCTGGCGCTACAGCTCGACGGTGAACTGCGCGCCGCAGCCGACTTCTGCCATGGCTACAACGGGCCGGCACAGCGCGCTTTCGCCCGGCACATCCAGGGCCTGGGCAAGACGCTCGACGAGCTTACCGTGGCAGACCTGAAGGCGGCGGCCGCATTTGCGGACGCAGAACTGAACGACCTGCAACAGAGAGGGCTGATCTGACGCAGCGGCGAGCGCTTCAGGTGGAGTGCTGTCCGGTGCGAAGGCATCACGTGGCTTGGCCGGGTTTGGCCTGGCGTGGCAGAGAACGGCTTGGCTTGGCGTGGCAGGGGCTGGAAACCCAGCGTACAGCCGCTTCGACTGAGGCGGTTGTGCGGTGGATACCTGCAGATGGGTAAAACCGGCAAATCGCCGGTTTGAATCGCGGAGAACGAGATGAACTTGACCCTTGTTCACAGTCGGGACTATGCTCGGCCCGTCACTGCAAATTCAGTGGCCGGGTTTGGCGACCCGACAGGCTATGGCGCGACAGCGCCAACCCAACATCAGGCGCTTTTTTTGTGCCTGCCGTTTGGGCGTGCACCGGCTACCCGGTGTCTCTCTATGGCAGATCGCGTGGGGAGACCTTCGGGTCTGCCGGGTTCCATAGCCCCGGTTCGCCAACCCCGCGCGGTCTGCCACCCTATTCCGTTTGGCGACGGTCGGTGGCAGCTCCCTAATCAGCTATGGAGTTCCCCCACAATGGCAAGCCCTACCCAAGTTGCGCCCGAAGCATTCGACCTGGCCGCCAAGGCCTACGATTCCATCGAGCTCGCCGTCAGCACCCTCTACGACCTGTCCGCCATCTTCCGGGCGATCTACCAGGCCGAACAGTTCCCGTCCCACAACAAGCGCCTGGCCGGTGTTGGCCAGTATTTGGCCGACGACTGGGGAAGTCTGCTCGATGGCCAGGTAGGCGAGTTGAAAGCAATGCTCGAAGCCACTCGCGAAAGGAGGGCTGCAGCATGAGCCTGATCACCACAACCAACGCCGTCACCATGTCGAGCCGCGAGATTGCCGAATTGACTGGAAAGCGCCATGACAACGTCATTGCCGATATTCGCAAGATGCTCCTTGAGCTCGGATATCAGATCGACGCCGACGGAAGATCTCCTGACTTTTCAGGAGATGTCCCGGACGCTTATGGGCGGCTCCAGCATTGCTTCAATCTGCCCCGCCGCGAGGTCGAAATCCTCCTGACGGGCTACAGCATTCCGCTCCGCGCGAAATGCCTGGATCGACTGCACGAGTTGGAGGCACGGGCCAAGCAAACGCTCCCGGCCCTCCCCGGTGACTACATCCAGGCACTGGAGCACCTACTGGAATCCAAGCGCTCTGAGCAGAAGGCCATCGAAGAGCGCGACCACGCCATCGCCACCAAGGCAGAGATCGGTTCCCGGCGAGAGGCCACTGCAATGGCATCGGCTTCAGCCGCCGTCCGCGAGGCACGTCGTCTTGCAGATGAACTCGGGCGTGGTACCCGGCAGGCGACGGTCAAGGCAGTAGAGAACCTCACCAAGACTCAATTCGACCCGCAGGCCTGGCGCAAATTGCGTGCATGGTGCGATTCCCACGGAGTCCAGCCCAACTATGTCGAAGACCCTCTCTATGGCCGTGTCCGGGCGTGGCCTGCGGATGCCTGGAAGGAGGTGTACGACATCGACCTGGACGGACTGTTCGGTTATCACCAACACCGGATCACCGAAGGGGGTGCAAGTTCGGCATGCCCCTGACGCACCAATAATGCCGGCGGGCCCTTGCTCGCCCTGGAGAAACTATGAAACGAGCAACCGTTGTAACCGAACTGCCGGCCAGCACTAGCCGGGATATGGACAAGTTCGTAGTCCGTCTGCCGGACGGCCTGAGGGCCGAGGTGGAAGCCGAGGCCAAGCGAGACGAGCGCAGCATGAACTCCTTGATCGTCGTTGCCCTGCGCGAGTACCTACATGGCCAGCGGCTCCCCGCTGCCCTTCATCGGCATCAGCAAGTAGCCATCCTCGCCCCGGCGCCAGCGATGGCGCCACTGGAGAAAAGCATGACCACCAAAGCAAAGACCAAGAAGCAAGGCACCGCTCTCATCCTCAGGACCTGCAGTGCTGATCTCACCAGCCACGGCGGGTTTCAGTGGCCAGACAAGATCGGAGCGGTAGTCGAAGCCCCGGACTGGAAGAAGGACAACAAGTGCGGTCACGGCCTGCATGGATGGCTGTTCGGACAGGGCGACCATGATTGCAGCAGCACCGTAGGCGACGCAGATGCGAAGTGGCTGGTGGTTGAAGTGGGTCTCTCCGACCTGATCGCCCTCGGCGGCAAGGTGAAGTTTCCTCGCTGCACAGTCCGTCACATCGGGGACAAGGCAAGCGCAACACAGTTCCTGATCGCAAACGAACCGCGCGCGGCTGGCGTAGCAGTGATCGGCGCCACCCTACAGGCAGGCGATAAGGAACTCTGTCAGGTAGGCGCATATGGCACCGCCACCGCCGGGAACTGGGGCACCGCCACCGCCGGGTACAAGGGCACCGCCACCGCCGGGAACGAGGGCACCGCCACCGCCGGGGACTGGGGCACCGCCACCGCCGGGTACTGGGGCACCGCCACCGCCGGGAACGAGGGCACCGCCACCGCCGGGGACTGGGGCACCGCCACCGCCGGGTACTGGGGCACCGCCACCGCCGGGAACGAGGGCACCGCCACCGCCGGGGACTGGGGCACCGCCACCGCCGGGTACTGGGGCACCGCCACCGCCGGGAACGAGGGCACCGCCACCGCCGGGAACGAGGGCACCGCCACCGCCGGGTACTGGGGCACCGCCACCGCCGGGAACGAGGGCACCGCCACCGCCGGGGACTGGGGCACCGCCACCGCCGGGGACTGGGGCACCGCCACCGCCGGGTACAAGGGCACCGCCACCGCCGGGAAGAAAGGCGAGATCCAAATCCGCTACTGGGACGAAAAGACCGAACGGTACCGCACCGTCATCGGCTATATCGGCGAAGACGGCCTTGAGCCAGGTGTTGCCTACAAGCTGGATGACAACCACCGGTTCGTGAAGGCGGGGGGCTGATCATGAAACGAGCAACCGTTGTAACCGAACTGCCGGCCAGCACTAGCCGGGATATGGACAAGTTCGTAGTCCGTCTGCCGGACGGCCTGAGGGCCGAGGTGGAAGCCGAGGCCAAGCGAGACGAGCGCAGCATGAACTCCTTGATCGTCGTTGCCCTGCGCGAGTACCTGCATGGTCAGCAACAGAAGCGGGCTCTGCTCAATGCGTTGACCAAGGCAGCAGGGAGCAACTGATCATGAACTCCATCACTATCGTTCTCCGCTCGGGCATGGGCATGCAGATCGACTCGGTACGCCCATACCTGCGGAATGGAATGCCCATAGCAATCGGGCGCGCAGGTGCGGTTATCTCGCACTTTGCTGACGGGGACGCACACCTGGCGCTCCGCACCATCGCCGAGTTCCCCTGTCCCGAACAAGACAACCTGCCGGCGGCGAACATGCGACAGATCGCACTGGCGGCGCTGAGCGGGGCTGGAGCGAGTTCAGAGCCGGGCAACCCTGGCGGCGAACCTCTGTCCGGACCGGGTAGTGCCGGCGAGCGACCCTACCCCGCGCCGGGATCGGGCGACAGCGAACTGGCCGAAAGCCTCCAAACTCTGGTGCGCTGGCTTGATCGAGTAGATATCGAGGACGGCTACGTCGGCGTGCCAGTGATTGAAGCCGTCGAGGTAGCGGTCAATGAACTGAGGCGCCTGCGCCAGTTCGAGCGTATCTGCGAAGGGCTGCCGCAAGACGCCATCGATGGTGGCTGGACCGTGCAAGGCATTCGCGGCTATGCCAAGCGCTTGGAGGATCAACTGAAGGCCGCCCAGGCCGAAGTCGAAGCACTGCGGGCGGAGCTTCAATCTCAGCGAGAGCGCAACACCGAGCTGATCTTCAAGCTCGGTAGCGCAACGAACGGCTGGGGGCGCTGCGAAAAAGAGCGAGACGCCGCCCTGGCCAGGATCGAGGAACTGGATAAGCAGTGCCGCGATGACGTGGCACGTGCGCTCGGTTTGCGCCCGAAGCAGGAGCGCGGCTTCGCCTGGTCCTACCTGTTGGCGTCGATCAAGTCATGCGTGAAGGCCTCCGAGGATAGCGCCCAGGCTCAGCACAGCGTGCCGGAAGAATTCATCGGGCGCCTGTCCGAATTCCTCGCGCAGCGCGGCGCTACCGGGAAAGCTCTGCTCCGAGAACTGCGCGCCATGCTCGCCGCCGAACCGACCAGTTCGGCATCCCCGTCGTGCAAATGGACCGAAAGCAGCGGCATCTGGGAAACAGGTTGCGGCCAGACCTGGGGCTTCGTTGAGGATGGACCAGCAGAGAACGGCGCGCTGTTCTGTCACCACTGCGGCGGACGCCTGGTCCTCATCAAGAGCGACGACCAGGAAGATGACGGTGAGCCGTGCCCGGACTGCATGGAAAACGCGCCAGCGCCTGGATGTGAAGCATGAGAAAAGCACTGACCGCTATCGCACTCGTCGCGCTGCTTGGCCTGGCCACTGTTGCCGCCG